TGAAAGTGGATAAAGTGAAGAGTGAGAAATACGAAAAAAAGATAAAGTCTTTAAAAAAATTCAAGCAATTGGATGATATTAAAAATTTATCTTCGGATCAACAGAATGAAAAATGGGCGGGTTATTGTCAAAATCCCAAAGACTTTGATCTTAACTTCATAACTAAAGAATCAAAGGTGGCCAAACGCCAAAGTGCTCCCCCTCCAAGGGAGAAGATGGAAGTAGTTTGGGATGCCGAGAAAGCTAACTTTAGAACTAGAGAAAACTACATCGCTTACTATAAAAATTCACCCTGGGCAAAGGATTACACTGATTTACAGTGGAAAACTAAATGGGAAACCTATCAGTCTGATTGGGTGACTTTTGATAAAAGATTTCGTGAACGTAAAGATCGACAAAAGAAGATCGAAATGAATAAGTCAGATGCAAAGGTCTGTTCATTTACTCCTATTAAGGATTTTGAAAATAAGCGCCTTGAGTGCAAATTGGAGAATACTATAGGTAAATCAATGGATATGAATTATGCTCTGTCACTTTCTGTGTATCATGGTGCTGTACCTAGTGCCACATGGAAGGTTTCAAATCGAGATTGTTTTGTTGGAAATGCATCAGTCGTTTCATACAACCAAAAGCGCTGGGTAGCAATGCCTAAGCATTTTTTTGTAGGCAAAACAGAGGATTCATCTCTTACCTTCTGTGGGAAAACAAATAAACCTGTTATCCTATCAGTGAAAGAATTAGAATTAAAACACAACAACAATCACAAAGATGAGGACTTAGTCCTTACTGAACATCCCAATTTAATTGGTCTTGTTCAATCTCATACTGTAGATCCCGTAAGGGGTAAGGAATATAAGCACCAAGTCTCTTTGAGTTATATTTCAGAAATTTCCCCAAAAGGAATCTGGTATAGCGTTGGAAATGTTTTTGGGGTTTGTTCCCATATCACAGCGGTAAATTATAATTCTGAGGAAGGAGCATGTGGTGCCCCTGTTATTGGATTGCAAGAGAAAATTATTGGTATGCATGTAGCGACAGCTGATGTTTTCAATTGTTTCTTATCGTTTGCTGAATTCCATTTTGAAAATTTATCACACTGGGATTTTTAAAGGGGGGGTTTCTCTCCCCCTTAAAAAAAGAGAGTGTTAGTACTTGTCAACCAACGGGTGAGTTTCATCCAAAGGTTCATGAGAATTGGCGCCCTAACTCAGGTGGTTCTCTTAAGTTTAAACATATGCGGAATATGGGTTCTTGCACCGCCCTTAAATCAGGTGGTGTCAAGGAAATACATTCTGCAGCAATAGATCCAATATATCAAGCATATGTGCAGGATACCGGCGATGATTCAATCCAG